CGGTCGACGACGAGCGAGAACCCCATAGGCGAACCGCCCATGCCCGACGGGTTAATGCCCGGGAACATTTGCCCGCCCTGCGGCGTCGTGAGCCCCCCGAGGCGCCCCCACACGTCGGGGGAAACCCACAGGGTGTCGGGGAGGGCGTTGCTCGACCCGAGCGTGTTCTCGGCGCCGCCGTAGATAGCGCCGAGAATGCCCTCGGCGTCCCACGTCGCAACGGGCAACACGTTTACGACGCTCGCGGCGAAATCCTCGCACGCCTCGTTATCGGTCGCGTTGGCATAGACGGCGGCGAAATCCTCGAAAACAATTGAGAGGATTCCCGGCGAGGTCCACTTAATGTCTTGCCGCGAGATATTCAGGTGACCGGCGAACGTATCCGCCGCAACGGGAATCTTTCCGATAGTCATTTTCTGTGACGCCGTGAGGTCCTTTTCTGCCGCCTGCTTATCGACGGCGACGTGTTGCGTAATCACGGGTCGGTCGAATTGCCCCGCAGGTAGCGCCTTGCGGGAAATCGAGTTAATGAAAGGGCGCGACGAGTCGATATTGTTAAGCACGGGCCCGAGAACGGGGCGGGGAATAATGCCCGGGTTATCGGCCAACTTTTGGTGAGCGGTCGCGCGGTCGAGGCGCGCGATTGCCTCGGGGTCGCGCATCGTCATAGCCCTGTGCACGGTAATCGCGTAGGCGCCGACGCTCGGGAATTCCCGGGCAATGTCGTATTCCTCGGGCTCGGGCGCCCCGGTACGGGTGGCGCTCGGCGCGACGGGGACCGACCGGCGCAATTCGCCGACCTTTGCCGCCTGCGTTTCGAGCCCTGAATAATGCTCGATTGCCTTTTGCAATTCGTCGCCGCGCACCTTGTCGCGGTCGATTTGCTTCTGCTCGTCGTCGTTAACGTCTCGCTTATCGGCGGCGGCGCGGTCGAGAATGACGGTTAGGCCATTCTGGATTTCGTCGTATTGCCCGTTAAGCCTGTCGAGATAGGCGCCCATTGTGGGAACCGTCCTTATCCGGTCGTCGGGTTATCTCGACCGGGTGGCGGTTCGCTCGACATTCGACCGGGTGGCGGTTCTGTGACCGGGTGGCGGTTCGTCGTCGGGACCGGGTGGCGGTTCCTCGTCGGCGACGCTACGCCGGGCCCCGGGAAGGTGTCTAGGGCGCGCGAGGATTCGATCTAACGGGTTTTGAGCCCGTCGAGGTACCCGCGCAGGGCGTCGAGTCTCGGCGTGCCCGAGGGCGCAATGATGAGTTCATGCTCGCGCGCGACCGTGACACCCGCCCCGGCGTATTGGGGTTGAGCGGTCGCCGCGACATGGGACAACCCGCACAATTCGCGCACGGTTACCGACCGCCCGGCGTAATCGACATTCGCCCGCGAGCGATAAACACGGCTCGACACACTCCACCCGCGCAATTCGCCCGACCGCGCCTCGTCGGCGAGCGGGTGCGACCGGTCGAGGCGAAACGCGCACATGAGCCCGGCGCGTTCCTCGCGAATCGAAATGCAACGCCCGAGGTACCGGTCGCCGTCGTCGCCGTTATGCCCGACCATAAGGTTTACCCAACGCCCGCCCTTTGCGGCGTCGCGCGAATAGGCGCCGTGCGTAAACGCTTCCCAATACGTCGAGGCGCCGCCGTCGTCGCTCACCTGTTGCGGAACGTCATAGGGCACGGCGAGCCCCTCGACGGTCCACCCGTCGCCGGTCGCCTCTAGCGGCGACGCCGCCCGGTCGATAACTAGTTCACTCATTGCGGGACCTCGCTCGGCGTGAGTTCGGGAACACCCGAGGGCGTTTCGCCCTCGTCGACGGATTGCTCGACGGGCGGGCGCCCGAGAATTGCGCGCCCCTCGTCGATTGTGAGAACACCCGCGCCGGTTAGCGTCGTCACGACGCTCGCGCTCGTCGTCGCGTCGGCGCGCATACGCCCGGCGTAGTCCCACGCGACCGACGTGCCCCGAGGCATGAGCCATTTGCTAAACGCCTCGGATAGCGGGCGCCCGTACCGGTCGACCGAATCGCGCACGAATTCAATATCGGCAGATTCGATATTTTGGTACGTCATAGACGGGCCCGCTAGCCCGAGTTTGTACGTGGGAATTCCGAGCATCATTGCTACGCCCGTCGCGTTCCATTGCCGCGATTCGACGAGTTGCGACGATTCGGCATTGGACACAATCGGCGTGAGCGTATAACCGGACGGCAAAATGACGGGCTCGCGGTCGCTCGTCATAGCGCGCCATTTCGTTTTCAATTCGTCGGCCTGCGGTTGGGTTAGGACGGTCGGCGATTGCAACACGGCGGGCGGCAACGCGGCGCCCGCAAAGTAGGCGCCGCTATGAGTCTCGGCGGCGAGGGCGCCCCCGAGCCATTCGCCATATTGGGCCAGGACCCCGCGCCCGAGGACCTCGCCCGACCGGGAACCCGCCGACACGTGCAACAGGGCGTCGGGCCCGAGCAACTCGCCGCCGACCGTGAAAGCCCAACCCCCCTCGGGGTCGGTAATTACCCACACGTCGTCGGCGGGTAAATCGAGGTCGCCGTAAAGGGCGAAATGGTTACCGTACAAAATCAAATCCTCGATTGCCGCCCAACGATAATGCCAGGGCGTCGAGGTCGGGTCGGGGTCGATTAACACGGTCGGTTGGTCGGCGATACGCAACGCGACGCCCGCCTCGGAATCCCAACGTTTCGCGAACCATTCGGTACCGGCGACCGCGTTAGCGAGTAGGGCGACGCCGCGACCGAACGGGGGAATTCCCATTGCCGCGTGTTCGCCTGCGGGCGCGGGCCCGTCGGGGTAGGCGTCGCCGGTATAGAACGCCCACGCGCTCGACGGCGTGAGCCCGGCGCGCCCGCCGTACGAAAGCCCGGCGACCGAACGGCGGCGCCTGTTTGCGTCGGCGCGGGTGGCCCGGGCGAGGCGTGTCGTGTTCGGCATAGCGGGCCCCTAGTAAACGAAAAATGGAATTGGCTCGGCGACCGGCGCCGACGATTCGGCGACCGCCCACGCGACGGCGTGCAACAGGTCGGCGCGCACGCCCCTGTGGGCTTGCGACAAGCCCCCCGTAACGGTCGGGACTAGCCCCACGGTCGTTACCTGTCGCCCGAGGGCGTCGTCGCCGCTATGGGCGATTTTCCCGGCGCGGGCGAGCGACCTCAACAGGGGCAACGCCGACGAGGTCGCGCCCGCCGCGACCTGTGCAACCGTCGAGGTCGGCAACCATTCGCGCGCCTCGGATTCGACGAGGGTTCGCCCGATGAACACCCGCGAGCCCTCGCGCCGACCGACGGCAAACGACGCCCACGCGTACGCGTCGGCGGCGCTATCGAACGCGCCGCCCCACACGAGCAAACGCCCGTCGGGCAACGGGCAACACGCGGCGGCGGCGGCGCGTAGCCCGAGGTAATCGTCGACGGCGACGACGAGCGGCGCGCCGTCGGGTGGCCCGGCGTAAAGGTCGGCGAGATTGCCCCACGCCTCGCCGTCGATAACGGGTTCGGGGGTCGCGCTCGACACGATGCGCCGACGGGGCCACACGTTGAGGAATTGCGCCCTAAACGACGCCTCGGGGTCGTCCTCGTCGGGGTCGATACTCGCGCCCGCGTTAACCCTCGCGAGTTTGTTCTCTAGCAACCGCTCACGGGCGGGCGACCAATGAGGCGACGCCATACGCCACGCGGCGCGGTCGGTTATCTCGGCGTCACGAGGCGCCGACCATTCGAGGATGAGCGACGCCGTCGGCAACGGGTCGGGCGCCCCGAGCCCGAGCAGTAGCGCCGACCGGCGTACCGGGATAAGACCCGTGCATTGCCTGTGCGCCGTCGAGAACATCACGAGTTGCCCCGATTCGATTTCGACTAACGTCGGTTCAATACCGTCCTCGACCACTTGCGCCTCAACCGCCCACGCCTCGTCGAGCATTGCCAGGGTCGCCGTATAACCATAAACCGATTTCTGCGCGCGGATTAACCAACGCGATTCGGCGGGCGTGCGAATCTCTAGGTCGCCGTTAGTCTCGCGAACGGTCCACCCCTGTTCGCGCGCCCATTGCCGCGCCCGCCGTTGAATCTCGCGACACACGGCGAGGTCTTTCCCGGTATGCAAAACCAATTGCTCGCCGTTAAACAATTCGTCGGCGGTCATTCGCCATAATGCCAATTCCCGCAGGGCATAAGACTTACCGACCTGTCGCGCCGTCGAGATAAACGCGTCGGCCCAACATAGGCGCCCCTCGGAATCATGTTCTAGCAAACGACATAAGGCGAGGCGTTGCCAAAAACGCAACGCGACGCCGCGTTTCATCGCGTGCCCGATAACGGC